GTCAAGGTGATCTTGTTTTGACTTTTAAGTAAGGGCTCAATTTGATCGTATAATTCATCTAGGGTACCATTGTTATCTAATATTACATCAAACTTTTGTCCTACCCAGGCTGTTTCACTGGCATGAATACCTAATTCTTCAATGCGATGTTTACTTAAAGCCCACGACATATTACGGCCCGGGCCTTTGTTCATGCTCTTAGCATCATCATACCATGCAGGTTCTGGACCGCGAGTAACACACACAATCTGACCACCAATACGCTTAACTGCTTTAATTTCGTTAGGGAAACGGCAATCTGTGATCACGATATCATCTGTTGATTTGCGTAGTCTATTTTCTAGGCTGGCCACCCACATGTCATCATGGAATCCTTTGCGGACCACTTCAGTACCCCAATATTGCAGTACCCAGCGTGGAGTTAGTTTAGGCATTTTTAAACGAGCTGACCAGAACGGATCTACTTGCTCACGCCATTCACGACTTTGTTTACTACGGCCTTCTAACATGTCACGATCCCAACCAAACACTGCGGATACACTATCTTTCAGACTATTAGCGAAGCTTTCACGGCGGAATCCGTGGATGTTAACCAAATAATCAGCGACGGTATCCTTACCGCTACCGATAAACCCGCAAATTGCGATGATTTTAGCCATTAAAAAACTCCCTGTATGTGTTTATTATACGGGAGTTTTTGTCTAGTGTCTAGACTTTTTAGCCTGTTATCCACCACATTGGTTGACCACCATCTACATAGTTCTTGATGTCTTCATCGAGTTTATCTAATAGTGCTTGACCTTCTGCTTTTAATGCTGTACCGTTAAGAGTAGTACCGCCACCCGGGCCTGCAATCGTAGCAAATTTTTCACGTGCTTGCCCAATGCTGATCGAAGTCAGAGCATAAGCATAGTCTTGGATCCAAGGAAATGACTGCGGATCGTTTAATATGACGATATCTGGTTTATAGTTATAGGTCCATAGCAGTACACTTTCTTTTACTATATCACTGCCTTGGATACCACCAAATGGAATCTTGCGAACCAAAGTTAATTTCTTAGTAACTTTGTTCCAAGTAAAGTTCATGAATCCACCAAACATTTTCATAGCCATTTCTTGGTATTGCGTGAATAACTCATAGCTGGCTAGACCACCAACACGACCAGCTACTAACATATAGGTGTTTAAGTAGCCACTTGCAAATGGTTCAAATTGACTAGCAGTTGTGCCGGTGACACTACCAATACCACGACGGTAAATTTGTTTAACATCGATAATATAGTTAGGGAGAATATATTCTTGTGTTTCAGGATACACATCTAAGAACACATAGCTTTCTTCTACTGAATTACTACTACGTTGACGATAACGGATAAGGGCCTGTTTAATACCCATGTCAAAGTGTTCTTTATCAGCTTCAACATCGATCATGCCATAGCCTAAACGTAGGCGGATATAGTCAACGATATCATTTTGTTGTTTTGCCAGTGAAGCTAGTTGATCTGTTATATTTGAATCAAAGGCGATATGACCAGCACCAGTGCCAGTGACATTACTATATAGACTTTTGGTCTGTACACTTAGTGTAGTTGTTAAACCTGTAGTTGCTGTAACATTTGCTGGTAGTTCGGCCATGTAAATTATCCTGTTATCTTGTATTTATTACCGACAACAGGATAAGTTTGGCTTTACGCTACCTTGAGGGGGCTTAAATTACTTTAAGAAGGATAGTATCAGCGTTGATACGTCCATTAAGTTTGATTTCTGTAGTCTTGATGTTTTCTAAGAACTTGCGTAGTTCTACTTTATTGCTGGCTAAGAATGCTTTAACCTGTTCTTCAGGCTTACGCAGGGTTTTTTGTGTGCTTTTAGTTTCACTAAATCCTGTAATGCTAGTACCTTTAACTCCAAGCACGCCACCTTGATCTTCGGCTACATAACGACCTAGTTTACGATTTTTAACGTTGTAGACCCATAGCTGTTCTGCACCAACGATGTCTACTGGATTTATTGATACTAGTTTCATGCCAGCATCTTGTTTAAGATATTTCAAACTCTTAACTAGTTTTTCTTTAGCTGGTGGTTTACGCACTGCGGCTTTCTTAGTTGCTTTCTTAGTTTGATTGTAAGCAGTCAAGTCAGCAAATAGTTTGTCATAGAAAGTATCATAGCGTTTATAGTCTGCGGCTTTCATATAGCTGTAAGCATCTTTAAGATCTTCATCTTTCGTTGTTCTTGCTTCACGCACTTCAGCACAGCGTGGCTCAAACACTGCCTGTATCTTACCTATCAATACCTGTGGTACATTGTTCTTAGTTAGGTATTCGTAGGCCTTGGGATCTACGGTTTCACCTGTGTATAGAGCATCTTCAAGCATTTCAAAATAAAGGATATGTTTTTTAGCTACTTCATTCATACGGTCTTGGATTGTTGGCATACGAACTTCTGCTTTCTTTACATCCACTTTTTCTTCAAAATCTTCATCATTATCTGCTTTTAATGTTAATACATGTTTAACAGAATTAAGGATATATTCTACATGACGATCACGCAAGGGCATACCACGTTCATGTGCTTTGATCAAGGCACAAACAGTAAATGGTGTTAGACAATCTGCTGAGCGTTGATAACGATCAATAGTAGTTTTATCTAACTTATGTAATCCTTCGCTACCTTCATGTTGACGTAGCCATGCAACTACATACTTTTTAAGATCTTTGGTGCTGTAATAATAGTTGTAGTAACGAAAACTTTGGCGTAGATGATGGTCAAATTCCTCATTTGAAAAAGTTAAGGCACGGTCATAATCCCAAATTGGTTCTGAGCCTGTGTATTTCTCATCTGCAAAATTATTATCTTTGGTTTTAACCTTTTTCTTCATTCCATCAATCTTAATTGCCATGGTATCCTCTCTTGTAATCTATATATTATATGACAGATATTTAACTAAATCAACCATTTAATAGCACACCAAATGTAAGCATTTGCTCATACATGCCAATTTCTTTATTGATTTTTGTCAATAGCTCTTGGTGTTTACGGGTTTGTTTGCCCATTCTACGGCAATTAATTTCTTCTTCGCTTAACTGCTTAACCAATCTACCGATATTGGTACTTATCTGCAACATATCATTACTGTATCGTTTGAGTTTCTTAGCAGGACGTTCTAAGTCGATTTGAACTTTTGCCCATTCTAAGCTATGATTAATTTCAGTCATAATACAGTATAACATCATTTGAGCTAGCTGTCAATCGCGATAAATACTAGATAATTAGGATTCCCAGATGCCACGTTTAAGTTTATGGCGCCCTAACAAGGGCAACGACTACAAGTTCTTTGATCAACGTATGAGTGAGATGTTCACCGTTGGTGGAGTTGATGTCAATATCCACAAATACCTTGGCCCAATAGATCAACCATTTACCAGCAACACCGAACCAGGAACCACTGGCGTTACCAGTATCCAAGACTTGCTTTTCTTAGAAAATCGTGATCGCAAGTATGATACTAGCATCTATACCATGCGAACTATCTATCGTTTAAATGATAATGATTTTGATCTAACACAGTTCGGCTTGTTCTTAACTGGGGATACCATGTTTGCTGTGTTCCATTTAAATGACATGGTTGACATGATTGGACGCAAGTTAATGGTAGGTGACGTTATGGAACTACCAAACTTAAAAGACTATTATCCGTTAGATGATACTGTTCCATCCGCACTTAAACGCTATTACGTAGTCAATGATGCTACCCGTGCCGCCGAAGGTTTTGCTCCGACTTGGTATCCGCACTTGTGGCGTGTTAAACTACAACCGTTAGTAGACAGCCAAGAATACAAAGATATACTTAATAACATTGCCGCAGGTGATACTAACGGTGATGGAGTCGTTGATGGTAATGATACTCCACTAAGCCAAGTTATCAGCACCTATAACAAATACATCGATATCAATGATGCTATTGTTGCACGTGCAGAAGCAGATGTTCCTAAGAGTGGATATGATATCACTAATCTATATACAGTTCCAGTAACACAAGAAGGACAACCAGGTGATCCACAAGGTGTACTAGCTAGTTCTAATGCTAATGTTAGTAGCAATACTTATTCAAGCTCAAGCACAGTAAGTCCAAGCGACAAAGTCAAAGGGTATTTAACCAGTGATGCATTCCCTCCAAATGGAGCCGCGGTAGCTGCAGGTATAGCGTTCCCAACTAGTCCGGTGACTGGTGATTACTTCCTACGCTTAGATTATGTACCTAATAGATTATTCCGTTATGATAGTCGTCGCTGGGTTAAAATTGAAGATGGTCTACGTACTAACCTTACACCAGGACCTACTAATACTACTCAACGTAGCGGCTTTGTTAACAACACGGATGCCAACTATGCTAATGCATTAGTTTGGGACGCTATACGTATTTCATCTGGGCCATACACTCCTGCGGCTAACGCACAAACTAAAACATTTACCCTTGCTTCTAAACAGGTAGTTACTAAGACAACATACAAGAGCACCTATGGTGTAAAAACAAAACTAAACAGCAAGATCATCACCAATACTATCGCTAATACGGCAGGGAATATATCATTTACAGTGTCTACCGCATTAAATACCAATGACGTATTAGAATACACAATTTATGCAAATGTCACTTATCAACGTCAAAGTTTAAGTGATGCATTAAGACCCACGGCGGATAATTAATCATGGCGGCTCTTCAACAATATTTTTATGATGCTCAGATCGAGCGATTCCTAGCACAGTTTATTCGCATGCTTTCTGGATTCCAAGTTGAGTTTGGTCAGGATCGTGTAGGTAATACCACCCTACAGCGTGTGCCTATTTACTATGGTGATGGTAGTCGTCAAGTAGCCGCTATCATCAATAACATGAGCGAAAATGCCATGCCTACTGTGCCTGCTATGACTGTGTACATCAATAATGTTACCTATGATCGAGACCGTGTACAGCAACCTGACTTCGTTGGTAAGATGAATATCCGCCAACGTTATTATAATGAAGATACACAAGAATATGAAGCACGACAAGGCAATGCTTTTAGTATCGAAAGACTGATGCCTGTGCCTTATACCTTGGAACTTAAATTGGATATCTGGACCAGTAATACCAAACAGAAATTACAATTATTAGAACAGTTGATCGTATTGTTTAATCCAGCATTAGAAATACAATCAACAGACAACTACGTTGACTGGACCAGTTTAACTGCGGTGTATCTGGAAACTCCAAACTGGTCTAGTCGAACAGTGCCAATCGGTACAGAAAATCCTATCGATGTAGCCACCTTAACGTTCAAACTGCCTGTGTGGATCAGTCCTCCGGCCAAGGTCAAGAAACTTGGTGTCATACAAAAGATCATCGCCAGCATACATGATGGTGAAGGCAATCTCAGCGAAGCTGTGTACAATGACACCAATTTAATGGGCATGCGTCAATATTTCACTCCATTAGATTATGGTGTGCTGTTGATTGGCAACACTCTTACATTATTAAAATATTCTGAATTTGCAGATCCTAGAGATCCACCAACTGAATTAGAACCAAAACATCCGGTCACTGAAACACCAGTTAAAGTTGGAACCAGAGATGTTTGGCGTAGTCTTATCAATGTTTATGGTGTGTTAGAAAATGGTACTAGCCAGGTAAGGTTATCTACTGAAGATGGTATTACCGAAGTGGTCGGCACTGTGAGTTATCATCCTACTGATGATAGTTTATTGATATTCAATGCGGACATTGACACCTATCCAACCAATACACTAAATCCAATTGATGCTATTATTGATCCACGTAAGGTCACCGTAGACGCAAGTATCACCAGCCCAAGCACAAATACTAGATATCTATTGTTAAATGATGTTGGTAGTTTTACCAATGCCCCTGGTACTGGTCCTAGTGCATGGCGAGGTACTAACGGCCAAGATTTGGTAGCTGGTGCCAATGATATCGTACAATTCAATGGGGTGTATTGGGCTGTAGTATTTGACAGCTCTGGTGCAACCAGTGTACAATATGTAAGTAATCTAAATACCGGAACTCAATATAAATGGAATCTCAATCAGTGGGTGAAAAGCTGGGAAGGCGAGTACAAAAACGGACTATGGACACTGGTCTTATAGAAGGTGTAGGTACATTCATCTATTGTACTTCAACTAAACGCTATTTGTTTTTACTAAGGAACAGCAGTAAATACAGCGGAACTTGGGGTGTGGTTGGTGGCAAGATCGAAGTCAATGAGCATATCTTAGAAAGTCTATTACGAGAAATCCAAGAAGAAATTGGCGGTACTATCAATGACCCCAAGATCATCCCCATAGAAAAATTTACCAGTGATAATGGTAATTTCGTCTATCATACTTTTATAGCGCCTGTAGACAGCGAATTTATTCCAAAACTAAATGAAGAACATCGTGGTTATTGTTGGGTCCGTTTAGAAGATCATCCCAAACCATTACATCCTGGAGTTTGGCGTACGATTAATTTTGAGGCTGTGGCTAGTAAGATTAAAACGCTAGAATCTATATTATAAGTCTGCTTCTAATACCATATCTCTATGACTGATCTGACGGAAATTAGTGCAGGCCTTCCAAGAATCGTGTGTGGTGTATCTACCATTGGGCGTGACTAATACAAAATCTACATCATCATAGACTTGGAATAATTGTCTATAACTTTCTTCCCAATTATTACCTAGCATGTCAGAGTTTTTACCTGCATATCCAGGTGTACCTGCATAGACATTGCTGTTATAATTAGGTTCGTGTTGTCCTTCACATCCTAGTAGATAGATTTTTTTATGTCCATCAAAGCAGGCTATGTAGGCGGCTGTTGCACCAGCATCAGCATATGGATCATGCGGGATTAAATAAAATTTTCTAGGAAATTCTAAGCTGATATCAACGCGAGTGTAAACAATATTATCTGTAGGATAACTAGTTTTTGATATTTCATCAGCAAGGATTCTACTAGTGACTACTAAGAAATCTGGATTATATTCTCTGTAAAAAGCATTGCAAGCATAACTCTGTAAGGTGTCTGCACCTAATAATCCGCTTTTCTTATTAAGAAGATGATTAACATTAAACCCTAGTCGACTTTCACCGTTGCCAAACACCACAGCACGATTACTAATTTGATTGTTTATAACATTATTAGGCACGTGTTCTGTAGTATTGACCCATTGGCCATCTTGCAGTACACGTTCCTGGATGATATCTTCGCCTGTGTAGTCTGTTCTATACAGCTTACTAGTTAATTTAAGCATTTATCTTGTCTTCTCTATTAAACAATGTATGTAGTCAATACTTTAATATTAGCATTTTGTGCGCCGCTAGGTGTGTAGAACAATTTTACAGTTCCGCTGCTAATATTTGATTGGAATGTACCTGGTATCGTACTGAGCACAGCATAGGTAGCTATGTTTGAAGTAGCATCATCATGAGATACTAAAAGCTCAGCAGCTGATACTCCGCCACCATTCACAACCTGTACAGTATATCTAGCAGTAGTAAATGCTGATATGCTGAAACTGTCTAGTTCTTTTAGATTAGTATCGGGTACATTTATCGCTGTC